GCTTTGCGAGGCATTTTCATCAACGCCCTACCGGCTGGCGGCTACTGCTACGCCAGCTCCTAACGATCACATGGAGATTGGCCAGCACTCTGAGTTCTTGGGCTATCTCGGCAGCATGGAGATGCTCTGCCGGTGGTTTGTCAACGACACCAGCACTGCTAGCCAGGATTGGCGGCTGAAGGGTCATGCTCGGGCCGATTTCTGGGGATGGGTCGCCAGCTGGGCCAGGGCCGCCACATTGCCATCTGATCTCGGTGGTGATGACGCAGGGTTTGTGCTGCCACCACTCAGCTACGAGCTGCATACGGTCGCGGCTGACATCACCGTGGACGTACCTGACGGGATGCTGTTCAGGATCCCCGATGGCAGCGCCACCACCATCCACAGGGAGAAGCGGCTCACGATGGAGGATCGGGTGGCTAAGGCTGCAGAGATCGCCAACGCTGCCGATGGCGCTGTGATTGTCTGGTGCGAAACCAATAGCGAATCAGCAGCATTGGCGGGCGCCATTCCTGACGCGATTGAGGTGCATGGATCAATGGATCCAGAGCAAAAGATCGCTGCGCTGGATGACTTCACCTTTGGCCGCCGCCGGGTGATTGTCTCCAAGCCGAAGCTGGCTGGGTTGGGGCTCAACTGGCAGCACGCCAGCACGGTTGTGTTTGCCAGCGTCAGCCACAGCTATGAGCAGCATTACCAGGCCGTGCGCCGCGCTTGGCGTTATGGGCAGACCAAGCCCGTGACCTGTCACGTCGTGATCAGCGACACGGAAACATCGATCTGGAACAACGTCCAGCGCAAGGCGCAAGACCACCAGCGAATGAAACGCGCCATGGCTGACGCGATGAATGGCTTCCAGTGCTCGTCAACCAAGAAAACCTACTCCCGCACCGCAACGATCACCCTTCCTGACTTCCTCAAATGAAACCTGACTACCAAGGCGACAACTGGGCCGTTTACCTAGCCGACTGCATTGAGGTGATGAACGGGATGCCTGATGGCATCATTGATTTGGCAATCTTTTCCCCGCCATTTTCAGATCTGTTCGTCTATTCAGATTCTGAGCGAGACATGGGCAACTGCGGCAGCCATGCCGAGTTCATGGAGCACTACGCCTATTTCACCGATGCGCTGATGCGGGTGTTGAAGCCCGGCCGGCTGGCCTGCGTGCATTGCTCTGACCTGCCTGCCCGCAAATCAAAGGATGGATTTATCGGCCTGCATGATTTCGGCGGTGACCTGATCCGCGCTCACCAGCAGTCGGGATGGGTGTATCACGCTCGCTGCACGATCTGGAAAGATCCAGTGATTGAGATGCAGCGCACCAAGGCATTGGGCCTGCTGTATAAGCAGCTCAAGAAGGACAGCACCCGCAGCAGGGTGGGGATGCCTGATTACATGCTGTTCTTCAGGAAGAATGAAGAGAATCCAGATCCGGTTACCCACTGCCCTGAGGACTTGCCGGTGGGGATGTGGCAGGAGCTGGCCAGCCCGGTATGGATGCAGGTAAATCAGACCAAGGTGTTGAATGGCCGCATGGCCAAAGGGCAAGAAGACGAGCGGCATATCTGCCCGCTGCAGCTCGATGTGATCGAGCGCTGCCTGACCCTCTACAGCAACCCTGGCGATCTGGTGCTGGATCCGTTCAATGGCATCGGCAGCACCGGTTACCAGGCCGTGAAGATGGGCCGGAAGTACATCGGCATCGAGCTGAAGCCCGAGTACGCCAAGCAAGCTGCAAAGTTCCTGCAGGCAGCTGAGCAGCAGAGCGGGTCATTGCTTGAGCTGATCACCGACACCAACGAAGAAACACTATGAACGGCCTCCAACCCTCCCACGAGATCCGAAAGCTCACCATCGTGCTACCTGCCCCCGTTGTTGATGCCCTGCGGTCACAGCTCAGGGGTGACGAGACGATCACCGACTGCATCAAGCAGCTGGTGATTCGTGAGGCGATGGGTGGGGGTGTGGTGTGAATCTCCGCCCCCGCCAACACCAAGCCCTAGCCGACCTGCGCCAGGCTTATGCGTCAGGCTCGCGAGCACCGATCCTGGTTGCTCCTACGGGCTTCGGGAAGACGGCCACCGCTACCGAGATTGTGCGGCAAGCTGTCGCCAAGGTCCGCAATGTCTGGTTCCTAGCGCACCTGCGCGAGATCCTCGATGACACCAGCGCCAGGCTCACGGCCGGCGGCATTGGCCACGGCCACATCCGTGCCGGCAGGTCAGCTGACTACACCCAGAAGGTGCAGGTGGTCGCCGTGCAGACCGCAGTGCGCCGGCACAGGCTGCCGCGGCCGCATCTGATCATTGTGGACGAGTGCCACCTAGCCATCGCCGAGAGCTATCAGAAGGTGATCGCCGCCGCCGGGTATCCGCTGCTGCTGGGGCTGACCGGCACACCACAACGCCTTGATGGCCGCGGCCTGCGCGAGGTGTTCGATCTGCTGGTGCCGACCTGCTCCACTGCCGAGTTGATTGATGAGCAGCTGCTGTCGCCGGTGCGGGTGTTTGCTCCACCAGGCGCTGACCTCTCAGGCATCGGCCGTCGTGGTGGTGACTTTGACCAGGGCCAGGCTGGTGCCGTGATGTCGCGGCCGGCGGTTGTAGGTGATGCGCTCATCCACTGGAAGAAGCTCTGCGCCGGCCGACGGGGCGTTGCGTTCACCACAACCGTGGCACATGCGGAAGCGGTAGCCGAGCAATGGAAATCCGCAGGATTCCGCGCCATGGCCGTGCATGGCAACAGCGACGACGCCCAGCGCCGCGAGGCCATTGCTGGGTTACGTGCGGGACGGCTGGATCTGGTGGCCTGCGCTCAGCTGTGGATCGCCGGCGTTGACGTGCCGGAAATTGACGCGGTGATCTGGCTGCGGCCGACGGCCAGCCTGACGGCCTGGCTGCAGGGCAACGGCCGCGGCCTGCGCATTGCGCCGGGGAAGCGCGATCTGCTGGTGCTTGATCACGTCGGGAATTGTGCGCGGCTGGGGCATCCGCTGACTGTGCATGAATGGACGCTTGACGGCCGCACCAAGCGCGACCGCGAGGCAGCGCCATCGGTGAAGGTCTGCCCTCGGTGTTTTAGCTGTATGCCCAGCGGCCGGCCAGTGTGCCCCGACTGCGGCCACGAGTTTATAGCCGAGCGGCGCGAGCTGCAGACGGTTGATGGTGAGCTGGTTGAGGTGCAGCGGGTGGTCTACCAGGTGGGAGATGCTGTCGAATGGATGCGCGGCAGCAACGGTCGGTCTGCCCGGTGGGATCCCGGCTGGATTGTGCGAAAACTGATTGACGAGATGGTGCTCATCGCGCCAATCTCTGACCCCCGCGCTCAGGGAACGCAATGGGTTAAGTCCGTACAACTTCGCCGGCCATTGGATCGCCGCGAACAGGCCACCGCCAGCACCCTCGAAGACCTGATCCAGATTGGCACCCGCCGTGGGATGAAGAACCCCCGCGGCTGGGCGCGGCATGTGATGGCAGCCCGCAGCCTGCGCAGCGGGAAGGCCAGGGTTCGGGAGGTGGTGGCGTGACCCATCCCCCACGCTGGACCCAGCCCGAGATTGACCACCTGGAGCAACTCGCGGGCGATGTGCCGTTTCAGACCTTGCTGCGGTCTATGCACTACATGGCCACCGCCGAAGGCTGGCCACCCAGAACTGACAAAGCCATCGTGATGCGGATGCGCCGCACCAGGCAGCTTTGCCGCGCTCGCACCGGCGAATGGACTACCACCTACGGCGCAGGCGAGCTGCTGGGCTGTCCTGGCAGCCGCGTCGATGCCTGGCTGAGGCGTAAGCCGATCGCCAGGATTCTCGATCCGCAGGCGACTGGCGGCACGCGCTACATCAATCGCAGATCGTGGCGCCGGCTGGCTCGGGTTATGCCTCGCGTGCTGGGTGGTTTCAGCTCAGACGCGCTGTTTGCGCTGCTTGAGGATCGAGATTTGGCCGATGCGGTCGCCGCTGCTCACCCGCGCCCCATGGGTGACTGGCGGGTTAGGTGCGTTGAGACTGGGCAGATCTGGCCCAGCTGTGGTGCCGCGGCCCGTGAGCTGCACGTTTCGCAGGCAGCGGTCAGCCTGGCGATTCGTCAGGGCAGGCAGTTGACAGCGCTGGGGATGACGTTTGAGACGTTGCGGGGGGCTGGGGCGAAGGTGCGGATTGAGGGGAGCTAGGTGCGAGCGCGTGCCTCCCGTGCGTCTGCAGCGTGCGATTCCCACTGCTCGGCATAGTCCGAAACCTGCTGGAGCAGCCGGAACGCCTCGGCGCGTTCAGATTGCGCGCGCTGCCATGCTCCGTGCTCCTGAGGGTAGAAGTCACGGCCGTTGCAGGTGGCAGCGGCAAGAGCGTCGGATGCAGCGGCAATAGCCAGCCGTACGGCGCGATATTCGCGTTCAAGACTGTCGGCGCCAGTGCCGTTTAGGTGAATTGTCGGGAGCGTGGTCATGGCTTGCGATGCAGTGAAGTGGCTGTTGAAGTAAGCCTCCGGCCATCCGGAGGCAACGCCGCTAGAGGCTTGCGCCTCAAGCTGCCTGAAGGTCAAAGATCTGAACTTCGGGACGGTATGGATAGTGCGACATCATGGCCAGCTCTTCCTGCAGCTTGACCCGGCCTTCAATCTTGTCCTCAGCGAAGAAGTGCCAAAGGATGTCAGCAGGACCCGTGGTGTTAGGGCGGCGGATGATGACGTGGAAGCGGGGGCTGGTCATGGCTGTCTGCGGGTGGTGGAAGCTCTCGCCCCCGGTGAACTAATAGTAGCGCATCCGTTACGGCAGCGGCGACCACCCGGCGACCAGTTCATAATCTGTCACGTTTCCGCGCTCTCGCCTTCGCCACGCGATCCCGCTTGAACTGCCGCCCTGCTGGGTCGAGGCGTTCCCAGCACCTAGAGCAGAACACGCCACGGGCACCAGTGTGGACGATGCCACAGGCTGCGCAGATTGGTTTAGCTGGTGGTGGCAGCCGCCCGGCTTGGCGTTCTCGCCATCGGCGTTGGCGGGCTGCGTTGGTGGGGTCAGGCATCCGAGTCGTCCTCGTAAGTCCCGCGCATGAAATCAATAAAGCCAATGTAATTCATCCACTTATCTGCATCTATTACGTTCAGGTTGCCTACCTGATTTGGGTATATGCGTGTATTAGTTGGCAGCTTTTTAAGTATTTGGATTAAGTCTTTAGTGCTGATCCATTTGCCTGTGCCGTCTTTCATGTTTAAGGATGCAATGAAGTGATCGCCGGGGTAAGCCCCCGGCAGGCTGTGGGTGGGGTCAAAATTGAGGAACGATTTGGCGGCCTTGAAAGTCAGAGTGGATGGCGTCTAGCAACTCTTCCCATGTGGAAAACTGAGCGACTTTGCGCTTAATCTTGCATCCCTGCTGATCTTCAAAGATGTGGAAAGCGGCGGCGGTTTTGCGGATGTAGATCGGCATTTGCTTGGCTCAGTAGTGGGAGCCTTTCGCCCCCGGTTCCCATATCGTAGCGTACCCGTTACGCCCTGCCGCCTATCCGTATGGCCAGTTCACAACCTGTAACAGAGGCGCGCTCCGTTGACTGCTCCCATGAGCGAACACACCACCCAGCAGCGCATTCTCCTGGCCTGCGGCTCCGGCCCCGTCCGCCTCTGGCGTAACAACGTCGGCACCGGCTGGGCAGGACAGGCGACAAAGATCCAGCGTCGCGGGATGGTGGCTGTGGAGCCCGGTGACATCATCGTGCGCCAAGGCCGCCCGCTCCATGCGGGCCTGTGCGTCGGCAGCTCCGATCTGATCGGTTACCGCCAGGTCGATGGCGTGGCCCAGTTCGTGGCGCTGGAAGTGAAATCAGCCACCGGGAGGCCAACGGCGCAGCAGACCCAGTTTATAGATCACATCACCGCCGTTGGCGGTTGCGCTGGGATCGTGCGCAGCGTTGAGGATGCGCGATCGGTGCTCAGCATCCCCACCCCTTAGGTGCGAAAGCGGAACCATTGCGCTAGGATCTGGGAACCATCAGCATCTCCGCCATGGTTCAGCCCCAGTATCACGTTGAGATCGAGCAAGGCACGGATCAATGGCACGCCCTTAGGCGTGGCATCGTCACGGCCTCAGCGATCAGCAAGCTCCTAACCGCCACTTACAAGCCCGCCAACAACGACACCAGCCGCGCGCTGTTGTATCAGCTATTGGCCGAGCGCATCACGGGCGAAAGCGATCAATCGTTTTACAACGACGATATGGCGCGCGGCCACCTGCTGGAGCCCTACGCCCGCGATTTGTACACCGAGCACTTTGACCCGGTTACAGAGTGCGGATTCGTCACCCTCACCACCACCCGAGGAATCCTCGGCTACTCACCCGATGGCCTGGTAGGAGATGACGGCCTGATTGAGATCAAATGCCCACGGCCTAAGACGCATTTCAAGTCACTGCTAACCGGCGAAGTGCCGGCGGAGTATTTCCCCCAGGTTCAGACCGGGCTAGCCGTGACGGGCCGGCGGTGGTGTGACTACATCTCCTACGCCCCCGGCCTGCCGCTGTTTGTCAAGCGGTGCCAGCCAGCGCCTGCGGTGATCGCTGCGATCTTTGCTGCTCACGAGACAGCAGAGGATCAGCTGGCGGCGTTGATGGAGGACTACCAAACCGCCGCTACGAATTATCCGGCGACTGAGCCGCTAACCCCTGAATCTGACGAAATTATCATCTGATGGACATTTCAAACACGCTGGCGGCCAAGTCCAACCAGCTCAACACTGACGACCTGATCAGCGGGCCAATCACCATCACGATCAGCAGCGTCAGTGCCGGCAGCCCAGAGCAGCCGGTAGCGATCGGTTATGAGGGTGACGAGGGCAAGCCCTGGTATCCCTGCAAATCCATGCGCCGCGTGCTGGTTGCCGCCTGGGGCGCTGATGCGTCGCAGTATGCCGGCCGGCGGGTGACGCTATTCCGTGACCCTGAGGTGATGTACGGCGGCATCAAGGTCGGCGGCATCAGGCTGAGCCACCTAAGCAACCTCGACGGGCCGCTGAGCATTGCGCTCACAGTGACGCGCCAGAAGCGCGCGCCGTATCGAGTGCAGCCGCTGGCGCCGGCTGCACCACCAGCACCAGCCCCCGACCCGACAACGGCAGCCCTAGCCGTCTGTCAGTCCGCTGGCCTCACTGATCTCGGCCTAGCTGCGTTCTGCGACCTGGCGAGCAGCGGCACTGCTAGCACCCTTGCCCAGCTGCCAGCCGCCACGTTGGTGCGCATTGTCGAGGGCGGCATCAGTCCTGAGACGGTGGCGAAGTGCAACACGCCGCCCGCCACCGAGCTGGAGCCGGAGCCAGCCGAAGACCTGCCCTTGGCTTGGTCCTGACCCATCCACTTACGGAATCACATCCCACCCCATCACATGAACAACATCACACTGGTCGGCCGTGCTGGCCGAGATCCTGAAGTCCGCTATTTCGAGAGCGGCACGATGGTGGCCAATTTCAGCCTGGCCGTTAACGCTTACAAGAAGGATGAAGCCCCCGACTGGTTCAACCTGACCATCTGGGGCAAGCAGGCCCAGGTCGCTGCCGACTACGTGAAGAAGGGCAGTCAGATTGCCGTATCAGGCCGGATGACATCTGAGAAATGGACTGATAGGACCACCGCCGAAGAGAAATCTAAACCGGTTGTGGTTGTTGATCGAATCACGCTGCTCGGCAGCAAGAACAATTGGGTGGACGGTGGCGGCGGACAGGCATCACCGGCAGCCGCTGCACCCGCTCCAGCCCCAGCCCTCAACGCCTTCGCCGCGGTGCCGTTCTGATGGACGCCCTAACCCGCACCCGCCAGCAGCTGGACTCACTGCTGGCCGATCTGGAAGCCCGTGAGCAGTCCGTAGCGCAGGCTGCCGAAGAACTCACCACATCAGCCGCTGTGCAGGCTGCTTGGCAGCAGGGCGGCGCTGCTGAGCGTGATCGGGTGGTGATGTTAATTGACCACCAGCTCGATCAGCTCAGCCGTGGTGGCATCAACGCCATCGTGCTGACTGCTCTGCGGCGGATGGTGCTGGAGGTGGAGGCGTGATTACTTCCGAACAGCTACAGCTCCACGCTGATTGGCTACGCGATGGCAGCGGCAAACGTTTTGAAGCCCGCTACGCCAACCTCCGCTACGCCGACCTCAGCGGCGCCAACCTCCGCTACGCCAACCTCCGCTACGCCGACCTCAGCGGCGCCGACCTCGGCGGCGCCGACCTCCGCTACGCCGACCTCCGCGGCGCCGACCTCCGCGGCGCCAACCTCCGCGACGCCAACCTCCGCTACGCCAACCTCCGCTACGCCGACCTCCACGGCGCCAACATCAGCGACGCCGACCTCCGCTACGCCATTGGCAACATGCGTGAAATCAAATCCGCGCAATTTGATCAATGGGCGGTTACATGGTCTGCAGATGTGCTGGCGATTGGCTGCCAAGAACATGCCATTGAAAAGTGGCGCAATGCAGACCCGCGATGGATTGCAGCGATGGACAATGGCGCCACTGATTGGTGGTCACGTTATGGCGCTTTAGTGCTGCAATTGATTGATGCTTCACCCGCTACCGGCGTAGTGGTGGAGGCCCAGCCATGACGCCCGAACTCCTAGCGCTTCTCGGCTTCATTGTCGTCGGCACTGGCGCACTGCTGTCCTATTGGGCTGGCTGGCGGGCCAGGGGTGCGCAAAGGCCACCAATGGGTAGCTATGGGCGTTGCCTTGACCCGGACTGGCGGCGCAGCTTCAGGTTACGTCGCTCTGAGGCTACCTGCGGAGGCGGTGAGATCACTCTGGCCGAATGGGAAGCCATGCGCACACCCTTCGCCGAAGGCCGCACCATCCGCGGCAACGGCACCGGAGGCACCACCACGCCGAAACCTGACATCACCCCCAATCCTCAGCCACTCGGCGCCCGACTGATCGGGCCTAGTGGCGCCCCCATCGGCTACCGCCCCAACCCATCGCGTCCCGGCGCCAACCCACCACCACGCAACTCATGAGCACACAACACCCCATCATCCCACCGCCTGAGCTGGTCAGAGATTGGGCTCGCTTTCAAAACCATGAAGACCCCGAGGCACTCTGGCGCAGAATCGCTACGTTGGCCGCCCAGTGGGGCGCCGACCAGGAGTTAGACGCGTGCTGTGAGTGGCTTGGCGATATTGCCTACCGTCAAAGCCTGCACCTCAACGGTTCGCATCTCCGCGACGCCCGCCGCCCCAATCCACCGAGCTTGAACAGCATCGCCCTGCAAATGCTGGGCACCATCGAACGCGACGCTCACTACATCCCTGAGATCACCGACACCATCCGACTCGCCCTGGAGGCCCTGCCCAATGACTAAGCAACACCGCGCCACACCCGAGCAGTGGGCACAAATCAAGCGCACAGCCGAAGATATCCACGGCGATGGCTGCTGTGCCCTCCTTGAACTCCGCGCCCGCGTTGAGTTGCTGGAGGCAACGCAGCACGCGCACCTCGACACCTCACGGCTGAGCGAGACTGCGCGCGAGCGGATAGGTCAAGAGCTGTCTCAGCCTGCCGCCTGGCAACCGCTCAAGATTGCCACCGAAACCACCTACGGCGCCGCCCCTATTCAATCCGGCCCTGAATCGCCACTGGTTGAGCGCGTTGCTGATGCCATTGCAGCACAGGCCACGTCTGCTGGCATCGTCAACGACCGCCCAGCCCGCGCCGCGATCCTTGAGGTGGCGGATTGGTTCCGCACTGAACGAGATTCGACTGAAACTGCTGCCGCTCTCGAACAGGAGGCCAACCGATGAGCAACCCCGACTTCCGCGCCCTGTGCGCTGAGCTGGCTGATGCCTTGGCTGAATGGCAGATTGGTGGCGGCCCACCTGAAGACACCGCAGACGCCGATCTGATCGACCGCGCCCGCGCCGCCTTGGCCCAGCCCGAGCCGGTGGCCAGGCCTGAGGATGAGTACCACGAGGACATGGGCGCCGTTCTCTGGTGGCGCTTCCCGATTGACGAGCCCCCCTATTGCGGCAGCCCACTTGATAGCGAATGGCCTGGCTATCACACCCACTTCACTCCGCTGGGACCGATGCCCACACCCGCCAACACCACCAAAGAGGAGATCTAATGACTGACCTATCCCCCGCTCAGGCAATCATGGTTGCCGCCACCAATGGCAACTTCAATCTCGTAAACGATCCGGTTTACAAACAGTGCATCGCCGCCGCCCTGCGCGCTGCTGCTGATCAGGTGGTGCCGGATGGCCCAAAACCCAGTGCCAATTCAGACTTCCACCTAATGAATTGGACTAAATCTCTCGACCAGTATTACCAGCGCCAACAAACCCGCGCCGAGATCCTCGCCATCGCCGCCGAGCTGGATGGCACTACCCTCACTGAATCATGAGCAACATTTACCGCGCCCTATGCGCTGAGCTGGTCGCATTAGACGGCCACTGCGTTGTGGACTGCACCGAAGAGTGGGCCGATGCCATGTGCCGGCTTCGCGCCGCCCTAGCCCAGCCCGAGCCGGTGGCGCCAACGGATGAGGAGATTCACGATTGGGGTAGTCAGTGCGCCGATCTCACCCGGCGTGGCGCGGCTGATCATTACTGGGCGTTTGACCTGCAGAGTGATGATGTGGCCGGCGTAGTTCGCGCCGCCCTTGCCCGCTGGGGCACACCCACCAACCATCCGGTGCCGGCTCAGTTCCTAGCGGATAATAAAGTAGTCGTGGAAAAAGACGGTGACATGATAAGAGTACACGAAATGACAAGCATTTTGGCTAACATTGGCGAGATTGAATCGCTAGAGGCGCTAGCCTATTCGCTGTTGCATCATCCAAGATTTACAGTGAATCCCCGTTAATAATTTTTTGGCTGCATCACCACGCGCTGCCGATGCCCACACCCGCCAACAACACTAAAGAGGAGAACTAATGGCTAATTCAATTACACCACCGCCCGAGCCGGCTGAGCTGACGGATGAGAAGATTCTGAGCTTGGCTGACGACTGCGGCTTTGAGGCGCAGGAGATCACAAACTGGGACGGGAAAAGTAGAACTGTTGATCACGGTTGGGAATGCACAGACGCGCAGCTCCTGACCTTCGGCCGCGCCTTCCTCGCCCTCTACGCCTGCCCCGCCATCGAGCCGGTGCCGGTGAGCGAGCGGCCTTGGGAGCAAAAAGGCCATTGGCGTGATCTGGATGGGGAATGCTGGTGGTGCCCGCCCGATGGTCCGTGCTACTGGAGCATGGTCAATCCGGCAATGGTATATGGCGGCTGGCTGCTCCCCGCTGATGCAATCCCGCACCCCGACTTTGACCCCGCCTACGCCCGCCCCACCCCATAACGCCACGCGCTAAGGTGGGGATACATCAGCAGGCCGTGCGCGCCACTGATGTATCCCCAGCTTTTTTACAATGTCTATTCCCTGCCTTGCCGCCTGGTTGGCGGCGTTAATTTTGCTGCCGATCGTCGTTCTGATCTGGGCCACTGAGAGCCGCCAGCAACGTGCCCGCAGATGGCGCCAAGCTGGGCTCACACAGCAGGCCATCGCTGATCGGTTGGGCTGCAGCCGCAGCACTGTGCGGAGGATGCTCTAGGTCAAACACTGAGCAATCTCTAGCGAATCGTGGACCTTCGATCTCGACATCAGGAAACCCCATGCTGCAGCCATCGCTCCAGAACTTGCACTGATGGCAGGTCGGATCACCTGCTTTAGGTGGTGACCTAAACCACGTAGGCAGCAGGTCTTTGTAGATCAATCCGCCGCGGATCTGCCTAATTAGCTCACGGCTGCAGCCATAGTGATCAGCTAGTGATTGATGGCTGTCGGTTGATTGGCGAATTGCCATTACTGCGGCGTCATCAATCAACCGATCAGCCTTTGACCCGCCATAGGAAACGTTGAAACGGTGCTGACATTCCTTGCACTCAAAACGTCGATACCGCCCGTATTTAGTCGCTCGCGATTGAATCACAAACGTTGCGCCGTCGCACTTCAGGCAGTGATGCATCACGGCGCGATCACTCCGTAGGACGGCTGGATCTGCACGTCACGCTCCTGCGCCGCAACGCAGGCAACCAGTCCCAGCAGGCAGAGCGTCACGCAGATCACGGTTCGGCGACGGGCAGCGGCCTGGGCAGCAAGCGCAGCACGCCGGCGTTGGCGCCGATAGACAGCCAGCGAAACCACAGGCTGATCACTGCAGGGATTCAAGGCTGATGATCTGGGCTTGCGAGAATTGAGCGTAGAAGGCGCGCCGGATTGACTCGGGGCTCCAGCTTGATGGTGCGATCCATTCCAAGGTTTGGAGTTCATCGTTCTTGTCGAAATAAGTGATTTCGTAGGCCATGGGTCAGGGTTTCTTAGTCGGTGCTGTTGTTGCAGCGCCAATGGCCATGTAGGCAGAGTGGCATGAATTGCACAGCTCAACGGTTAAACAATCATCAACGGGATAGCCCTCGTCCCATGCGTTATCTGCCACGGCTTCAGCTGTGACCTTCAACGCCTCAACCAGCCCGATCAGGAGCGGCATGAGGGGCTTATTGCGGGGTCCGCAGTCTGGCAGGGTGATCAGCTGCTCAACGTCGGATGGGATGGCCTGCCGTGCCGCCTGCAGGATCAGGTCAGACAGTGCTGCCAGAACTGACAGCTCCTGCGCGCGCTGGGCAGTAGCCGCCGCGTCGGCAGTTAGGTCGAAGAGGGTGGTCATTAGCGAGGCTCCACAACAAGGCGGAACCGGGACCCGTGCCGCAGCTGGCGCATGGTGGCTTCCATCCTCGCCACCCGCTGCTCTAGCGCGGCGATGCGGTCGGGCTCGGTGGTCTCAGGCTCAGCAGATGGCTTCCAGTAGCAGATGGCTTCCAGTAGCACATCCCCATCCCCATCCCCATCCGCCCTAGTCGGCAGCCGGTCTGTGATCCATTCGTCTGTCATGCGCTGGGGAATTGCGAACCCACCAACCCTAGCCTTTTGGTTCCGCATCTGCACCCCTATAGTGGGGCAGTCTTCAGGATCTGATTTTCGTGGCCGGCTCATGGTGGCTTGACACGATCGGCAGGATTCCCCTGCTGACGCCGGCTGAAGAGATTGAGCTAGGAACGCTGATCCAGAAAGGCCAGCAGCCGAACGCGACGCCACGGGAGAAACGAGCCGGCAGGCGCGCCCGTGATCGGTTTGTGCAGGCCAATCTGCGGCTGGCGGTGAATTATGTCACCAAGCGGTGTCACCGGCTTAGCAAGCTCCACGGCGGGGTTGAGGATCTGATACAGGCCGCCAATGAAGGGCTTATCAAAGGGGTGGAGCGGTTTGATCCGGCCAGGGGCTACAAGTTCAGCACTTATGGATATTGGTGGATTCGGCAGGCGGTCAATACGTTCGCCAACAGTCAACGCAGCATTGCCATTCCCGGCAGCCACAGCCAGCACCTAGGCCGGTTGGCTGAGATTGAGCGGCGCCTTGCTGGTGAGTTGAGCCGCCCTCCAACACCAGACGAAATTGCCGAAGCGTTGGGATGCAGCGTGGCGGTGCTTGAGCAGGTGATTGAGAACGGCAGGCCGATTGGCAGCCTGGATCAGGTCGTGAGCGATGATGGCCTAGAGCTGAGCGGATTGGTTGCCACCTACGACCGCAGCATTGAAGACGAGGAGGAACAGCGTGAACGCTGGCGACAGGCTGAGCAGTTACGCGGACTGATATCCCGGCTGCCGGCGTCGGATCAACGGCTGCTGTCATTGGCGTGGGGTCTTGATGGTGTGGAGCTCCCCCGCGCTGAGCTGGCCCAGCAGGAGGGGCTGTCAAAGCGGGCGCTGGAGTCAAAGCTGCAGCGACTGCAGGCGTCCCTGGCGGCGCACTCGGTGCAGCTGGTGTTGGTTGCGGTGTGCAGGGTGCAGCCATCACCGCGGCCGCGGCAGAAACGCAAGCGCCCCGGGTGTGTTGGTGAGCAGCTTAGGCTGGTGGTGGTGTGACTCTGCAGCCTGAGAGACCCCCACCAGACCCATGCCACACGCCTACGCCCGCCCCTACATCACTGTTGGCCTCAATGATGCCGGCGGCGTCTGCTGGCTGGTGGTTACAGCCGATCGCGTCATCACCTGCAGCTGCGGCAAAGAGGCCTTAGCTGAACTCAGGGCCGCCACCAATCCACCCAGCGATCCTGGCCGCACGGATTGAACAGTACCAGTCCTGCTGCTCGAACCACTCCCGCCAGTTATCGGACCCCTTGGCGCCGTTGCAAGGCCGGCACGCAGGCACCAGGTTTTCGCGCACTGTCAGCCCACCCTTGAGCCGCGGCAGAACATGGTCGAGGGTGTCGGCTGGGGCGGTGCAATAGGCACAGGCGTGATCCCACTCGGCAAAGATCGAGGCGCGGAATCTGGATTTACTGGAGCGCTTGGGCAGTAGTTCGGTCTCGTCGATCAGGTGATCGAAGGCCATTTAGTAATCCCACCGGACGCGCGGACGACCCGCACGAATACCGAGATGCACAAACCCCTTAGGCGCGCCATAGCCGAGCGAGTGCGGCCAGCTCTGATCACACCAGTCCTGCACTACCTGCACCGATACGCCTTCAATGAAGAAATCGACAGCGCCGACGCCGGGGGCGTCGTAGAGGTGCTCCGATCCCGAAGCGCCACCGACTGATCGGTTCACCGCTGGCGGCCTGTATCCGCTGGTGATCACCACCGGCTTGCCGCCAAACTGTGTTCTGCACCGCTCCAGAAATGCTGCTAGCTCGGCGGCGGTGTCCAGCTGGTGCTGATGATCGAATCGCCGAGCCTCCTGGAATAATGCAAACTCACCAATCCGAATGTGTGGCGTGAGTCGCGCGGCGAACGGACTGGCGAGGCTGAGCTTGGATGGCTGCTGCTGCGTTTCGATTGCAGCGCCCCCCGTAAATAACCGCACCTCAGCCGCGCGCCTGCGGGTCAGGCCGGCCAGGGGTTTGCCGTCTGCCTTATCCCACCTCGGCAGCTCTTCCCCGGCAACGGTGTTCGGGTTATCGCCCGCCAGCAGCCTGCGGCGGAGCGTTGAATCCTGCATTGCCCCAACGCCTACGTTGTAGGTCCAGCTCACCAGCGCCGCTTGCTGCTCAGGGCGAAGCGTGGCGACTCTGGGGATAGCGCGGACAATGGCGCTATGGAACCGTTGCGCATCGGCTGTCAGCTGCTCATCGGCCTGGGCCTGAGTGATCGTGTCGCCCTCGCGCACCACCTTGTTGTTGATCGTGGTGCTGCCCCATCCAATGGTCCAGACACCAGCAGGGCAGCGGTAGACGCTGAGGTGGCACCCCTCGAACTTGCGGATAATCTTGAGCGCTGGTGCCAGCCACGCATCAGGCCCCGCCGCCGCCGGACTCCCCGCCGCCCGCCACAGCTCAGTGAACGCCTGGCGTTGCTCATCGCTCAGGGACTGATCCAGTGCGGTTAATGCCGCCAGCTGATGCGGCGTTATGGTGCCAACCCTGGCGAGGTGCTCAGCTGCGGCGCGAACGGTGGCGTAGGTCATCGGTTGATGTTGCGGAGTGCGGCCTTGACGGGGTCGTACAGGCCCAGCACAGCGGCCACCTGGGTGGCGGTAGCGGTGTGGCCCAGCTTCTCCTCGATGGCCTCTGTGACGGCAGCCTGGACCTGCAGAGGCTTGGCCTTGTTCATCAGCATGTAAGGCACTGTCAGATCGAGCCGCTTAAAGATCGCGGGCAGCTCTTTCTGGAGCGCACGATCCACGGCCAGCTTGAGCAGGGCGTGGGCAATCTGCAGGGAGATGGTGCGGAAGATGGTTGTCATGGTTTTGTGGGTACAAGAAGGCCACCGATCCAGCCAGCGGCTGCACCAACGGCGGCGCTGATTGCGCTGGACTGGGCGTCACAGCTGGCTGGAGTGCGAATGCGGCAGCCGGCCAGGTCGATGCCGCTGATCACGATGCCCGTGGCCAGCAGCCCCACCAGGCAGCGGAGTAGATAGCTGCGCTCGGTTGATGTGGTCATTTCTGCCCCTCCAGCTTGCTAACGCGCTGCTCGACGCTGCCAATGCGGCCGAACATCTCCTTTCGCTCGTCTTTGATGTCGGTGTGGAGGATCTGTAGCTGTGTGGCTATGTTTTCAACCCCTGCGGTGAGCCGAATAACGGCCTCCCGCGCTTCATCGTTGCGCCGTGAAAACCCCATGCTGCCCATCGCAGCCCAGGTGATTGACGCTCCCGCTACTGCCGCGATGACCTCAATCACAACCCGAAGCAGCTCTACCCCTGCAGGCTATGGATCAGGCGCCTGTTGCAGCGCCCGCGGCCATGATCAGGTAGACCGGCGGAAGGGCTAGTTCGTCGTCGGCGGTGCCATCAGATCCCAGCTCTACGGTCATGGTCACGTATCCGCCTGATGCGTGGTCCTCTTCTGGCGGCGCAACGTATCGCCAGAGGGTGGTGTATGGCGCCACGTTGCCGCTGAAGGTATGCCCCAGCCAGATGATTGACGGCAGCTGGAAGCTCCTATAGCCGCCGCCCTGGCCCTGGTAGTGCTGGCGGATTAGATCGGCCTCTGCATCGGTCAGGTCGATGTAGCCAAGCGTTAGCCGGTAGTTTTCCGGCTCATCGCCATGCCTGAACCGCACAGTACCCGCGCTGACGCTGGGTACCTCCGTCAGCGGGAACTGCCCAAAGTCGTAGGCCCTGGCGGCAGGTTCCAGCGCAGGGAACGCGGCCATTAGTTCTGCAGCGTGATGGTGCTGGCTGCCACGGCGAATGTTCCGCCGCTGCTGCTGACGTCGCTGCCGAAGTCGTTGTAGGCCACCAGCTCATCAGCTGATGACGCGCCCCCTCTGGATTTGTAAATCACCAGCCCCCGTGCTGTGATTGTGGAAGACGCCCACGACACCGCGGCGAACTGTATCGTCACCCGATCGGTGGCGGTGTCTTTGGTGACGGTGCAAACGGTGGCAACCCCGCCAGCTGTGTAGCCGGTGCCGGTGACTTCATTGGTTACGTCGTCGCGCTTGTCATGCGTGTCCTTGTTTGGCGTGTAGGTGCTGGTGACCAGCATCGCTTTAAAGCTGTTGGTGTCAAAGTCGATATTCCCGCGCGCTACGTCGTCAATGCACGAGTTGAAGATGAGTGATGCCACGGGTCATATTGCATTTAAGTAAGGCTATGGAGGGCTTTTAAGTGAACAGGAACCGGAACCAGGCGTAGGTGGCGGAAACTGTGCCTGTTGGCTGGGTGCTGCCAGGTTCGCCATAAACGTAGGAAATAGAACCTATGGCAGGGTTAAAACTTAGTCCTGAATAGTCTAAATAAACACTTCGAGTTTGCGAGTTTGCCCTGGCCCCTGAAATCACGTATTGAACGCCGGCGGACAAGACAACAGGCGTAATTGAAACATCTACCCATTGATTCACAACGCTAGTAATATCCGCGGAAGCAATAACCGCCCCCGTGTTTACTCTGTGAATTATCACGCGCTCTTCAACTAAACTGTTAGGCATGTAAGCTCCAAGCGCTTGGCAAGTAATGTCAGAAGCGCCCACCGTAAACCTATAGCCAAATCTTAACGAGCCGCTTTGAGCATTTGACGCAGTAGCAAACAAATGGCTTGCCGTTGATACGCCGCTAGAGGCAGCACCAGCCGTGAATGACACCGCAACTGTCAGCGCAGCACCTGGGGCATTGATGAAGGATTCCGCAGCACCAGCTGCCAGCGATGCGCTAACCGTCAGATTGAACCCTGGCACCGACGCCCCGAGATCACCACTTACCGCACCAGTTGCTAGCGACACCGCAACGGTAAGCGCAGCACCTGGAGCCGATGCCCCCAGGTCACCACTGACCGCACCAGCTGTCAGCGATGCGGTTACCGTGAGGTCAAAGCCGTTGATGTTGGCTCCTTCAGGCGGCACCGTGGCCAGCTCAATGCTCACGTCATAACGTTGAGCGCATGGAATATCAACGACCTGCGGCGACTTGACGTAAATCCAGCTATAGCCAGCCGGCGTAAAATATGCCGGCGTGGTCATGCCACTGAGCAGGCTGTCGGGAATGGTGAAGCTGAGAAAGCGCCCCCGCTGGCCAACGTAGTGGCTGCGGATGCTAAGCATCTGCGATTCAGTGAGCCCTAGGAAAGTCAGCCGCAGCTGCTGATCGAGCAGCACGTTGCTAGTCCGCACACGACTCTGTAGCCCCTTAAGGGTTGGGATCTCAGAGTGAGGATGCCGCCCTGGTGTAAAGGTCCGACTTGATGGAGTAAGCGTGGGGAAGGTGGCCATGATCTACGCCGGCCTCCCTGTGGGTGTTGTGAAGAATCTTAGTTTGCACTGGTAGAAGGCGTTACGGTGCCAAGTGTATGCTTCGGTTGAGAAAACAAGCACCAAGGTATTGGTGGTCCCTGGCGCCAAAAGGTAGGGAGACTGCACGTTTTCCACCTGCAAAGGCGGAGACATAACGCACTCGTAAGCGGGTTCTGGTGCGTTGTTATTCGATGATGCTCGCCTAATCTGTTGCCCATTCAAGGATATGGTCATCACGTCAAAATCGGTGAAAAAAGCTATTACCGCGCCTGTCAGCTCCAGGCCCAAGAAAAGCCTCCGAGTCGTAGTAATCGTTGCCGTGGCCTGGCCGGTTTGCAAGTTTGAATTAGAAACGGGCACGGCACAAGGCTCGAATTCTGGTTCATATGGGCTATCCGGGCCGCCGTCTTGAATGTTAAACCTAATCGTTAATCCTCCTGGCTCAAGCTCCCAGCCGCCGGGGCCGTCAATCAGCCCGCTCTGCGTAGTCTCCCAGTTAATGCTTACGTCGGGGGCTAGCTCGTCCTTAGGATTCTCCTGATCATCTCCAAGCTCTTCCTCTTCGATCTCGCTGATCCCAATTCCATAATCAGGGAATGTTGCTTCCGTAAACGTCTCAGCCGGTACGCTGGTATCCGCTGAAGAGTTCACATCGCAGGTGATGCCGGTCAACCCAGTTGGCAGCAACAGGCCGGTGCCTGTGGCGGCGGCGACTTCTTGCGCTACCACGCTGGCGCGGTTGGCATCGACCGGGAAATGAGTTAGCTCTAAAAGCACCTCGCCTGATACTGATTTGCCGATCCTGTCCACCTCGTAGAGATAATCGTGAAGGCTGGCTGCTCCGGTAGATGCCACACGCTCCAATCGCACCCGCACCAGATCACCATTCGCCAGCGTTGGGTTAAACGCATCAGGCTTCACGCCTAGCTGCAGCCGGTGGGTGACGTGCTTGCGCTTGGAGATGATGTAGGTGCCCACCTTGACTGCGTGATTTTCAGTAGAGCAGAATCCGCTCAGGTCGTGCTGCTCATACGGTCCATCAACAGCAGTGCCGGTGTAACGCACCTCAGCAGTGCGCATCACGGGGATGCCTAGATCATCCTGCTGCCGCCACAGCACCGTGGCGCAGAATGGCTTACGGTCTGCCAGTGGCGTGTAGGTGATCTCATCGCTGTCTGGGATGATGTGCTCTTCGGTGAACGTGAACACCCAGCTCACTGCTGTGGTCTTGATGGTGCCGTCGTCGTCAGTTGGCACCAGTGGCTTAAGCGCTTCCTTGCCGCCGATTCGTGTTTGACGCAACAAGAAATACTTAAGCCTGTCGCTTATCCAATCGACTAAATTATTAGATTGTCTTTCCTCTCCGTTAAACCAAAACCCATTGACATCGGTAAATGTTGCTGCTGCTAGGAAGCTGTTTGCGGTGTCGATCATTGCCTCAGGCACTCTGGAGCTATTGCGCAACAGATACAGCAGCAGATCGGCCACGTTGTTACTGGGGCCGGTGACGCTATCGAGTAGCCGCGTGACATAGAGCCCGCCACGAATGAAGCAATGCACCTGGCGGTTCCACTGGTCAAATCCCGCCGGGATCGTGACCGAGAACGCCATCGTGCTTAGCCCGTCATACGTTCCGCCTGTTCCGCAATAGGTCGGCGCTTCTAGGTTTGGCGTGTTGTTGATGAAGTTACCTGCCACGAAGGTGCCAGCTCGCCGGTCGTAGGTCTGGGTGAAGCTCCCCACCCGGCAGCTGCGCTGGAATACATCGCGCACCTGGATCGAGTCAATCTGGCCCTCGCTCAGTACTAGGTGGTAACTGGCGGTGATGTTGCTTGATGCGTCGTCTTCAAACCTGGCCTCAGTTGCCGGCGGGCTGATCAACACGCCACCAGTGCCACCAGTGCGGCGGCAGAACACAATCGGGATCGGCTCACCGACGACTGCGCTGCGCTGTTTTACATCAAGTGGCGAAGCACCTGATGCGGCTGCTTCAACAAGTGGCGTATTGATTATTGCTGAACTGGATGCACCGGGCAGCACCCCAGAGGTTGACCTAACCCTTCGGGGAACTTGAGTGTAAGGGGTGTTTACAGCTGGCATGGCGCTCCTATTAGTTTTGTTGTGAACTTACGCGGCGGCACTTGCGCGCCAACTGGTGAGATGCTACTGCCAAGCTCCATTGTGATCTGAGTAAAGCTGCCCGACACTCCAACCACCTCGCCGAGGTAAGACGCGATCAGCGTCTGCCCAGCCTGCGGAGTGCTGTTGCCCAGGGTGGTGTCAAACTCGTATATCTGCAGCTCTGCCAGGCGGGCTTCGTTGAGCGCCTGCAGCACCACCTCCATCACGTTGGTGGTGGCTGGCAAGGTGACTGAAATTGAAGATTCCGATTGCACCTCACCAGCGGTGATGCCATCAGCATCAAATGGCTGATATGACCAGGCTGCGCTCTCCCAGGTAACGCTGGTGTTGACGTAGTAGGACTGCCACCGCTGGTAGGTGGTGTCACCAGAGAAGATGCGCAGGAACTGGGATTGACCGCGAGCCATTACCGCACCCCCGTGGCGTAGCGCCCTGCGGGTGTGCGCAGGCTGGCGTAGATGCCGTCGGCCGTGGCGCGTGCCACCTTCTCCAGGTCGGCCATGGTTGCCCACTGCTGGCCGCCCTGCTGCATCACAGGGCCAGTGGTGACATTGATCTGGGCATTGCCGCCGACGAAGCCGCCAGATGCACTGCCGCCGCCCACGAAGCCGCCATTGGCGAAGGCGGGAATTGCAGCACCACCGCGAGCGCCGTTGAGGTAGTTCATGGCGAAGGCTGCGGCTTTGCGCTCAGGCACGATGTACTCAGGGCCAGCCTCACCAACTACGGCAAGCGTTCCCTGGCCGACGTAGCCACCCTGCGCAAACTGGGGAACTTTCAGCGTTGGCAGGGTGGGCAGTTGGGGCCCGCTTACCTTGGCTGATAGTGCGTTAGCGCGATTGATTAAAGAATTGATATTGTTAATTGCTTGATTTACGGAGTTAAATACACCGCGCAGTACGCCATTCATTACACCCTTGATAGCGGCAGTCATTCCTACAAAGACAGATCGAACCGCCGTTGCTGCGGTATTTGCCGTTTTGACCACTCCATCCCACAGTCCTGCAAAGAACTGACCGACCGGCTTGCCCCAGCTCACCAGCCACCCGGCAAAATCTTGCAGCGGTTTGCGGAACAGGATTGCCATCGCCACCACTGCGGCCACAGCCAGCACAGTCCAACCAACGGGGCCGGAGAAGAAGGCGATTAGACCAGGCAGCAGGGTTCCGGTCAGGAAGGTCAGGAAGCCGGTAAATGCGGCACTGATCGCTGCGATTGCAGGGCCAGCCAGAGCAGCCCAGCCGGCGATGGTGGCGCCGATCTTTAGGCCGGCCAAGACGGGGCCGATGGAAGCAAGAGCAGTAATGGCCGGAGCCAAGGCAACAAAGCTGATTGCCAGCAAACCAGCGGCAACAATGATTCCTTGCATCGGGCCAGGTAGCGCGTTGAAACCATCAAGCAGCCTTACCAGCGACTCAGTTATTGCGGTGATTGACGGAAGCAGCACCACAGCCAGCTTGCCGCCCAACATACCCACCTTGCCTTGCAAGGTCACCATGGCAACTTCGCCCGCCTTGGCATCCTTGGCGTATTGAGTTGTCATTGCGCCAAACTTGCCGATGGCTTCGCCGCCCATATTCAGCATTGGAATCATATCGGCGCCAGCTCTACCGAACAGTTGCAGCGCTATTGCGGTTTTTTCAGCTCCGTTAGGCATTGTCTTGAACTTGTTGGATATTTCCAGCATGATCTGATCTGTATCTTTCAGCTTCCCGTTTGCATCTACTGCGCTGATTCCCATCGACTTCAACGCTTCACCGGCTTGCCCTTGACCGTTCTTCGCTTCCACCAGTCCCTTACTTAATTTAATCATTGCCTTGGTAACGCCTTCAACATCAGTGCCGCTGACTTTGGCAGCCTTCGAGAATCTGCTCAACGCTTCGACACTGACCCCTGTCTTCTGGCTCAGATCAAACATCTTCGCCGCGTTATCCATTGAGTTTTTCGCCAGGGTGATTAGCCCTGCGCCAGTCGCCAGCGGCACCAATGCGCCGAGTGCGCCACCTAGCCCACCAGCCGCACCAGCTAGGCCCTTCAGCCCGCCTGACACCCTGGCAGCGGTGCCGCTAAGACCGCCGATGGCACGGCCCAGGGCGTTGACCTTACCCTCGCCCTCAACGTCGGCTTTGATCTTCAGCAGCGCCTGCATCTGTGCCATTACTTTGCCTCCTTGTTGATCAGGTCGCGTGCGTGCAGCTCCATGATCTGCAGGTCTTCCATCACGCGGGCCAGATCCTCGGTGATCTGATACAGGCTAGCCATCTGCAACACCACGCCATAATCCAGCCCGATCACACCACTGGCACCGCAGCGCCATTGCGTCATGCAGCGCAGGAACAGACTCAGCACCTCCATGTGCTCAGGCCAGATGTGGTAGACCTTTGGCGCCAAGATTGCCTCCGGCAAGGTCATGCCAAAGGCTGCCGCATCAGCAAGCAGCTCTTTGTTGGCGCTGCTGCCATGGAGCAAGTGCTCCACAGCGCCTGTTAGTTTTTTGCTTTGGCCTTCGCGTGCGCGTCGAAGAACGTCTCAACCAGCACATCAGCGACCGTGGCCACCTCTAGCAGCTGGGCCTTGTAGGACTCAGAGAACTCCACCGGCGTGCCGTCAGGGTTGGTGATGCCTTCCCATCCCTGCAGGATCTCGGCGGCGATCTCGCGGGTGGGGATGCTCTCCAGCGGCTGATCGCGTACTGCTGCGGCCTTCATCGCCTGGTACTGCAGCTGCACCTCTTCCATCCGGCTCTGGGGCAGCCGGCGGTAGATCGCCTCAAACTGGTGAGTCCGGTACTTGCCGCCGTCTCGCAGCTCCCGAATGATGATCGGGTGCGTAAACGTTGGCGACTGCTCAAGAACAAAGGCCATGGATCAAGTCAGCGCAATGGTAAATTCATCATTGCCTGCAGCGGTTGGCTGAGGCATGAAGGGCAGCTTCAGCATGATGATGCCGTCGTCTTCATCGTATTCTGGGGAGCCCAGGGTGCAGGTCGGCGCCGTAAACGTGATGATGTTCCCGGCGGTGGTGCCGTGAACCCAGCTGAACTGGCCTGCGGTCTGGGCGCTGGCAGCGCTGAAGTAGTTCTTGGCGGTGATGGTTGGCGCCTCGATTGTGACTTCGCCCTCGGGTTTGCGGTCGGTGATCATCACCTGCTGGGTGCAGCCGGCCAGCTGACGGAATGGTGTCTCGTTGGCTAGGTCGAGGCTGAAGGCGCTCAGGCAGGCTGCGTAGCCATGCACTTGCAGGGTGGCGGTGTTGGCGCTGTTGACCACCACCGGATCAGCCTGGTTGGTGAACGTGGGCGAAGGCTGCGTCTCGTCGGTTGGCGCGTTGAAGATGCCCGTGAAAGAGAAGCTGATCTTGGGGATCTCGCCAGTTTCCAATGCCATGCTCCAGGTGCCGCGGCAGCCGGTGACTTTGTGGCGCACACCATCAGCGAAGAAGTAGAGCGTGACGCCCTTGAAGCTGGCGCTGACTGGGGAGTAGGTGACGCTGGTGGTGGCCACGATAGTTTCAGCAAACCCGCAGGCCTGCATCAGGGCCGACCACTTGGGCGCCGTCCCTGCTGTACCAGAGCCGGCGATCTCCACATCAAAGGAGACGCTGACCAATCGCTGGCCCACGACCATCTCAGTGTTACCGAGATAGCCAAGGATCAGCTCGCGGTCCTTCAGCTCCAGCTGCAGCGGCTGCACCTCAAGGGCTGACACCAGCACCGCATCAGTCGCTGCGGGTGTGGGGTCAGTGCCGTAGGTGGTTTCAATCTTCGCCAGCAGTAGGCGCTTGCGAGTCAGTGCCATTGGTGCTCTCGGGGATAGGCAGGTCTGCTGGCGTTTCGTCGATCAGTACCCATTGGTTCTTCTTGGCATCCAATAGGTATGAGCCACCTTCTGATGGGAGAGGGGGTAGTTCCTTCGCCACGATCGCCAGGTGTTAACGCCATCAACAGGCTATGGAGCACCTCTAGGTGGTCAGATCAGTGACGCTGGAGCGATACCGGACGTTGTAGGTGCAGACGGTCCAGAGCGCGGGCTGATCGGCTTTCTCCATCTGCGGGTCCACCGTGCCGGGGAATATGTCCATGCATAATCCGCCAAGGGTACGATCGGCCATGAGCTTGCCGTGCAGGCTGATGATGATCGGATCGGCCAGCTGGTCGGGGATGGCGCCACGGGTATAGACCGCGATCAGCACCGGCAGCCGCCAGTCAATCTTGCAGTTACTCACCAGCTCCTCAGATGCTGAATCAGTGCCTGGCTCGATCACTAAAGCTGGCGCTTCATTGCGGGCGAATGCTTCCACCCTGCTACGATAGATGCGAGTGCCTACGTCGGCGGTGCCTTCAAGAGTCGTGGCAATGGCTGCCAGGATTTGCTCGCGTTTGCTGGTCATGGCTGCAGCTGGTAAACGTCTGATAGGTGGTATTGATTCATCAGGCCCGTCAGTTCAGCAGCGTGGGCCATATCCAGCGGGATCTGAGGCAGCAGCAGCCAGATGGCGCCCTGCATTGCTGGCCGGTTCTCGCGCGATGCCATACAGTCCTGTATCGCGCTCACAAATACCGCCATTGCAAAGGCCGAGTCAGCCGTTTTTGGCTGATTGATTACTGCCGCGTAGATATTGCTACCCAGCAATGCGCTATAAAATCCAACATAGTCAGGCTCTATTATCGCCGGCGAATACTCCGCTGCTGCTGCTGCTACCTCAGCCGATGCAGACCCTGCCGGCAACACCAGCGGCGCGCGACTTGGGTCCAGGTCGTCAGTAATGATGATGCCAGCAGTGGAGTACGCAATTGCCATCAGAGAAGTGCAGCAACCTGCAGATAAACAATCCCGCCGCGAGCGCTGCCGGTTTGAACCGTTGTTGCGCTAGCCGTCAACGTCGGCCACGTACCAAACGTCTGCGACACAGATCGCCAGCCGCCTGACCCTGTGCCACCCGATGACACTTGCGCCAATGTTGGAGCACCTAATACTGATGCTGCAAAGTTAATGGCGGTGCCAGTCAAGTGCTGCAATACCGGCGCGCCATCGCTATTCGTCGCCATCCAATATGTAACACCCCCTGTTAAATTAAAGTCGGTAACGTTATCAGATACAACAGCAGCCGTAGCTGAACTGAGGCTTGCAGTAGAACCAAGCGGAGCACCATTTGGCTCACCGTTCACCGTTGCGTAAATTGCCAGCTGAATTGAGCTGCCTGCAGCGACTGTGTTTACCCGAGCGCCAAGTTCCCCAACCGTGATTGATCGCGCAAGTACAAACGGATACAAATAAATAACGCTTGCCACCATCGCAGTGGCGTTCCCCACAGAGCCTTGTACCGGTGCCAGCCAGTAGCCGGCCGCATATTGCTGGTTGCTGGTTCCGCCGCCGCCTGGAGGGGCGGCCCATGTGCCATCAGCTCGCAGAAAGTTGGTAGTTCCGCCACCGCTTAGAGGGGCCAGTCCTGCCGTGGTGCTGGTCACTAGGGGTAGGGTTACATCTGCGCCCGTGCTGCTGCTCAGCAGCCTTGTGGTGGCGTCAAAGGTTAGGTCTGTTGCAAACCTGCTGTCATCGCCAGCGGCGACCGTGCCGGCGGTTGTGCCGACGCTTAGCACTGCAGCGCCGCCTAGGCCGAGTGTGGTTCGTTGTGCGGCGGCGTCTGCATCGTCAAGTAGAGCCTTGCCTGCTGCCGTGATGTCGCCGCCGAGCTTGGCGGTGATTACTGCTCCGTTGTCAATCGTCCATGTTGCGCCGCTGGCCGATACTGTGATGTCGCCTTTATCGCCGTCGCTGATCCCACCGCCGCCACCGCCCGGCAGGTTGGTCAGCTGTGAACCGTCAACAGCGGGAAGGCGGCCGCTGCCGTCCAGCCTGACCAGATTGCCTGCTGCTGTGCCGTGGTCCAGGGTGGCAGCAGTGCCTAGAGATGGAGTCCCTGACAGCGAGCTGTAGGCGATCTGCGCCCCATCGCCGCCGTTGTGGTCGTGGCTGTTACCGTTGGTGACGCCCTGCGCTGCTGGGGCGTAATCCGTTGAGGCCGTGGCGGCAGCAGTGCCGAGCGTTGGCTTGCCGCTCAGGTCGCCGTAAGCGCCGGTGGTGGCCACCGTGGCCAGACCAGTGATCGTGCCGGCCGCCTGCGTGCCGGTGTGGTTTGCCCTCGCCAGCAGGGTGGCATCAGTGCTATTGGCGGTGGCGCCTGTAGCTACGCCATCAAGTTTGGTTTTATCTGCTGCGCTCTCTAGTCCCGCGTCCGTGGTCGTTGCGACTGGCAGCACTACATCTGCGCCCGTGCTGCTGGCCAGGGTCCGCGTTGCAGCGGTAAAAGTTAAGTCGGTGCCGGGTGCCGTTGCGCTGATCGCTCCTGTCGTAGTGCGTCGCTGGTTGCCGCTCTGCACCACATAGACCAGCTCCGCGCCAGTTAGGGAGGCGGCGGCGGTCAGTTGTGAGAGCTTTTGATCAGCCATTACGCCTCTAAGAGCAAGAAGCTGGAATCCTCCAGCAGAAAATAAAATCCATCCTCAAGCAACAGCTTACTGAGTACGGCCGTCACCTTCGTCAAAATAATTGCGCAGAACGCGCCATCATCCACCGGTCGGTTGTCGCGCACCTCGTAGGAGTTGCCGTCAATGGTCATTGCTGCGCCGTAAATCAGGTCGCCAAATTTCGACGCCTCGCATGTCAGGCTGTAGTCAGTGCTGATCACCATGCCATCTAGAACTAGATCGCCCGGCATATCCAGCACGCCAAAACCAGAAACGGCGCCAGCAGTTACGCTAACGCCGAGGTCTGATAAGAACAGAGTGAGATCCTCTGTTAATGCCATCAGCTGTACTTCTTCAGGCCAAAGCCAAAGCAAGTCACGCTGCTAGATGCGGTGCCCGTCTCAGCGGTGCAGCTCAAACGGATATAACGCTTATGGTCATTGCTGTTCAGGGTGATCACCTGCTTTGATGCAGCGTTGGCAATCGCGGTGAAACTGCCGCCGGTGGCAGCGGCATAGGTCGAGTTGTCATCCGACTCTTCAATGCGGAAGGTCAGGTCAGCGCTAGCACCAGCAGCAGTGCCGGCCAGGATGATCTGAACATCACCCTCAAATCCTTGCAGGTCCACGCCGGTCTGGTTGCCGGTCGCGGTGATTGTGGTCGTAGGTAACAGGGTAAAGTGCTGGAGCTTGTCCAGCGAAAGCTCATGAACAGCCATTGATTTGACGGGGGGTTGATTTACGGGAGCGAGGCTTTGCGGCCTCTAAGGCGGTGATCACCACGGGATCAGGATCTGGCGCCTGCTCAGCCCTGCCCATGGCCAGCAGTAGCCGGGCATCTGCAGGGGTTGCCTCAACCACGTCGCCAACCCAGACAGGTTGGCCATTGATTGAGGTTTGGCGCAAGATCCTAATCCTCATGGCTATCACAGGGTGTTGTTGCCGCGGCAGAAGGCCTGGGGATGACGCACCGCGTAGTCAATGGCCTGGTGGGCCACAACGCGAATGTTGCCTTCCTTGTCTTCGCTGTAAGGGTTGACCTGCAGATCGACGGCGCCGAATAGACCCAGGACAAGCTGGCTCCAAACACCGAAGAACACATCACCGGACTCGACCTGATTGGAGCGCACCACGCCGTAGCTGTTCACGGTGCCGCCAGGCTCCAGAACAAACTGAGCGGTGCTGCTGGCCTTCTCGGTGGTCTTGAAGCCGCCGTAGATGGTGGCGTTGGTGACGTAACCCATGGTGCCGATGTCAGCATCATCTGCCGCCACCTGGGTTTCCATGTCCACCAGCTCCGCGTAGGTGGGCTGGTTGGCGGCAAAATCCTTGGTGTTGATTCCAGTGGTCAGCTTTAGACCTTCAGGCTGCGAGGCTGAACCCAAGCCGTAAAGAGCAACACGCGCCTGCTCTAGCGCCATCACGGTCACCAGGTCATTGCGAACAAACGTCTCAACGTCGATGGAGCTTTGCAGCATCAGCGAACGGGAGAAGCGGGTCCAGGCGCTCATTTCCTTGAGCGTCATCGTGACCTGACCCACGCTGGGCTCGGACTCGGAAGCAGCCACGCCTTCACCCTTCCAGTAAACCTGGCTGGCGCCGGTCTGCTTGGGGATACCCACGGGGCCGGTTAGTCCAGACAGGATTGTTACACCCAGTCCGGTCAGGAAATTGCGCTTGCGCAGTAGCTCGATAAACGAACCGGGGCGGGCATCGGTGAAAATTAAATCTCCAGCGGCGGAAGCCTGGCCAGCGGTCAGAGACCGGCTGAGCACGTCGTTGGGGATTAGCAGGCCCTTGGGGCTCATGCCCATCCGCTGAGCGGCAGCATTGCTGGCCTCGCGCTCAAAAGCGGCCTCTTCTTGGAATGCCCGCTCGTTGGGGAACAGCTGGGCGCGCATTGCCTTCAGGAAGCTGAAGGAGCGTGCTTCCTTGTCGGTCAGACCAATGTCAGCAGATGCGCCGGCGATGGGTTGAGCAGAGGTGGCCTTGGGGGCAGCAGGCTGGCTGGCGCGCTTGCCGATGGCGGCGAGCACTTCCTTCATGGCTTCAGATTCAGTAGCGCCGCGCTCGATTAGGCCTTGGGCCAGATCGTCAGCGGAGTGAGTGCGGCAAAGGGCGGTGATGCTAGAAACGCGGGCGCGCTCATCGGCCGCAGCCTGAGCCCGCACCTCTTCAAGGTTGATGGTGTTTTCCACAGGTTGAATTGGGGGTTGGGTTTGGTCTGCGGCCGCGGCCGCGATTGTGGTATCGAGCTGGCGCCCGATTCCAACGGAGGCATCAGCAGGGACCGACACCACTGAAACCTCATGGGGTTGCCATGAAGTTGCGACAATGGAGCCGTCGCGTGTCTGATCGGCGTCGTTGATGCTGTAGCCGACGGAGACATTGCGCAAAATGCCATCGCGGATATCGGCCAGCTTTTCCTCAGCAAACGCTGAGCGGCTGAACCGAACCGCGACCATTCCGCGCTTTTTCTCGCCGTCAATCCAGCCGCGCTCTACAACGCCAAGCACCTGATCTGGGTTGTGATTCCAGAGCAAGGGCGCGCCGTCGTTGAGGCGGGTGAGATCAACAGATTCGGAGTCGTGGCTTAGCACCTCGTCTCCAAACCACCGAGCTACTGGGGCCTCGCTGCTGAAGCTGAACTCCAGCGATCGTGATTCCTCTCCAATCGCGCTGGCATCAAATGACGCAACGCGACGGAGCGGCTCACGATTGAGGTCTCGAAGTTGCATCGGCGAGGCTGTATCTAAGTTCAGGCTATGGACGTTGCTCATTAGGCCAAATCCTCCGCGTCGTCGTCGGGCTTGTTGGGATCTTCCGGCTCGTCCTCTGTTTCTGGCTCAGCGTCTGTAGCTCCGCCTTGCATGTCATCGGCGGGGTTCGTGTCAAACTGAATACCGAGTTCTTGAGCACGCTGCACCTCAGATGCGCGAGCGGTGAGCAGGTCTTCCAGATCGCCGCCCTGCTCAGCCACGATCTGCGCTTGGGTCTTGAAGCCAGAGCGGACAAGCTCTTTATTGGCGGCCGATTCTTTCTGTGGGTCAACGAACTCCCAGCCGCGCGGGAACCACTTAACTGCCTCGTATCGCTCCGGTGCCAAGTCGTAGCCGGCAAGCGTCAGGGTGCCGGCGTCAACGGCTGCGGCCATAGCGCGCTCAAACACAACCTGGCACACGTCTTCAATAATCCAATCCTGCAGGCTGCGCCATAGCTCAAGCACCTCTAGCCGCTCTAATCGGCTGCTGCTGTAGTTGGCCTGGCTGTAGTCCGCGCTCACTGTGGGATAGGGAACGCCGGAGCCAGCCGCTAACGCCCGCAGCATTGGCCGCAGGAAGGCTTCGTATTGGGTGTCGGCGTTGCCTAGCTGGGGGACGGTGACGCTCTCGCCGGCTGCTAGGTGTTTGAACACGCCAGGCTCAAAGTTGCTTACCCGCTCGCCGTCTTGCACGTCATCACCAACCAGTTCACCCTCGGGGCTGGTGATAAAACCCATCAGGCTGGATCGCGCGCGCTTGCCCACGACTTCGGCCTCCTCGAAACCCGCAACGTGGTGCATCCGCTTGATGCTGCTGGCAAACCACGGGGCGCCCCTGGTCTGGCCTGGCCGCTCAGGGATGAATAGGTGAATGATCTGGTTGGCCGGTACGTCGGTGCTGGTGTAGCCAACCGATCCCGACACGTCGCCAGGGTGGCGGGTGCGGAAGCGGTACTGGACCGGCCTGCCCCAGCGGTTGACCTTGACGCCCATGCGCCATTCGTTGCCCTCGGCGTCAGGGCCAGCCGTGTACATCTCGTCGCAAAGGTCAGCTTCGAGAATCTCCAGGCCCATCGGTGTGTCGCTGTCTCCGAACTCTTCAGGTACTAGGCGAATGAACACCTCACCCGACTCGGGAACAGCGGCCATGGCTTGCCGCAAGATGCGCGCAAAGCTCAATTTCCCTGCGGCGTGGATATGTTCCTTGCGGCAGTAGCGCCGCCACCATGACTCGATGCGGTCGTTAGTTGGCTTGTCAAGGCGGCCAGCCCCGCGCACCATCGGCACCCGTGATTGCATCCGAATTCCGCGGCCGATCACGTTGGTGACGATCGCCCGGCGGGCTGCTTTTACGTAGTCGTTATCTCTGAGCAGCTGCCGCGACCTGTTCCGCAGCTTCACCAAGCTGCCATCAATCTCAGCGTCTGCGCTGGTGCTGCTGGTTACCCAGTCAGCCGTCAGCCGTGACACCATCGCGCCCTCGTAGGCGCGGCGGCGTGGTGCAGCTGGGGCGGGGGGCTGTGGTTTCTTGCGCTTGCTCATCTTCCAAACCTCACGAATAGCGAGCGCGGATCACCCAAGCCGGCGGCCACCTTCTCGGCGGCACGCTCGCGGGCGACGATTGCCTTTAACTGCGCTTCACGCTGCATCAGCTGGCCCAGATCGTTGGATGTAAAACTGCGGGTTCCGATCGTGTAAGACTTGGCGCCCTTGCTGACGATTGCGCGGATTGCAGCCTGCACCGCTGCTAGGTCTTGTTCAGCTTGGCTCTGGCCGTTGAACGCGGCAGGAGTGCCGGTGTAGTTCAGACCCGGCAGCACCTGCGTAGTGCCAGATCCCACGGTGATCACCGTGGCGCCGCTGGTGATTCGGCTCTGCCAGCTCCAGACGCCAGCATCAAATGCAGCGGACGTGTTGGCGGTGATTGCCATATCCCAGCCGCCATCGGCGCGAGCTGTGCCGGTCACAGTGGCGCCTTCGCTGGCAGCGTTAAAGCGCAGGAAGGTCGTAAATGTCCAAGCCGCTGACGTGGCAGCATTGCCGTCCAGGTCGAGCGCAGCCGGCTCCACCCATGCCACTGTGTCGCCAGCGCGGATTGTCGCAGGGACTGTCATAGCTTCAGGCTATGGATCACCAGCCAGACACGAATCCGCCGGGGCGTGATGCAGGGGCAGTGCGGCGCCTGGTGGTCTCTGGCGCGGCTTTCGTTAGGCCGGCTTCCAGTTGGTCCCACATGGTTGCGCGGTTGTAGCGGCGGGCTACCAGCTGCAGCGCGGCGTAGGCCATGCGGGTGCAGTCGCCGCCTTCGTCACGGCTGCCGGGCGGCAAGTCCCACTTGTACTCCCTGCGCTCCTTGGTCTTAGGAACCCACTTCCACGGAAACAACTCGCGTAAGAAGTCATCGGTTGAGGCGGTGCCAAAATGCAAATAGCCGGGCCCCGGTTGCTCTACCCTGAGCTGCTTTTTCAGATGGTTCACGCTATTGGTGTAACCCACCGTGTAGAGCTTGGCTCCCTTGGCGATGGTCTGGTTTTTTCTGTTGACCTCCACCGGCTTGCCTTTCTGGATGATCGGCAAATCTTTGGCGCCTGATCCCTTCATCGCCGCCCACCGATCCGTGCGGGTCCTGCAATAGTCCTCCACCTGCTTGCTTGATAGACCGCCGTGATCAATGCCGCCCAGGGCGATGCGCATCTTCCCGCCGTCCTGCCGGGCCCAGGTTGTTTGGCTGACCTGATCCAATTGGTCCCACACTTCCTGCTGCTGGGGGTCGCCGTCTATCTCATAGTGCGCAATATGCCAGCCCTCCTCTCCCCTGCCCCATCCCCAGACTGTCAGCACTAGGCGCTCGCCAACAGTGCCACCTCCGCCCTGCACGTCAACGCCAGCGGTCAGCACCAGCACCCCTGTAGGGATGTCCCACGTCTCGCCGCTCCAGGGGTAGCCGTTACCAAACCCTTCGTGCTTGCGGCGCTCTGCTAGGCCATCACCGGTGAGCTTGCTGGTGATTGAGTCTTCCCACGGCACACCTAGGTCGGTGTTATGAAACGTCTGCATCGGGTCTGTATTGCCCATCTTCATCTGCTCAAGCGCCACGCGATGACGGCTCACCAGCTCGGGCCACATCGCTGCCCGGTGGTAACTCATGCCGGGGCCAACCTGCTGTGATCGCCAGATCGGTACGCCATTGCGCAACACCTGCTTGCTGCGGTCCAGTCCTAGTGGGCAGGCCCATCCGGCGTCCTCGTCCATCTCTCTTAGATGGCTGTAATCAATTGGCTGCTGGCAGTTCTCGCAACTGATGCGGCCCTCGTCTGGCCCTTCCTTGATAAACCGCTCCCACCTCAGCTGCTGGTAGTGCTTGCAATGCGGGCATGGATAGTAGCGGTATTGCTGATCGCCTTTCTTGAAGGCCTGATCCATGTAGTCATTGGGATAGATCGGGGTCCCGCCAATCGTAAAGAATGGGTCCCAGATATTCCCGGCACGCTGAAACAGGTTGCCGATCGTGTCACCCTCGGGGCTGTCATAGGTAGCAGGCTCCTCAAACAGGATCGGGCTTCTCTCCACCCGACGGCCAGATCGTGGCGTAGCTGCGCTCACCAGGTGGATCAATGCGCCATTCACCAGCTGCTTGAAGTTGTAGGAGTTCTTTGGCGCGCCTTTCACCTTGCGATTGCTCAGCATTCCCTTAAGGCGCGGGATGCCGTGGTTGTCATCAAACATTGAATCAATATCTTCGTGGCTGTAGGTGTCAACCTCCGAATCAGTCGGCTGCACAATCATCACCTTGCAAGGTCGCCAGTCGGTAAAGAATGCGATCACCGCTTTGACGTACTCGGACCAGCCAACACGCGAGGGCTTCTGGCAGACCATGCACTCCACTTCCGGGTCAGTAGGCGCTAAAAACCAGTCCCGTTGGTAAGGCCTGGTGTACCACCGCTGCCGCCCGTCCGTTGCGCTGGTGATGTAGTAATTCTGATCCGAGTATTCCAACATCGTCATAGGCGGGCGGGGCTTGACCTTTGCCGCCAACCGCTGGGCCATCCTGCGCACGCTGCGGTCAATCATTCCGGCAAATCCTCAAATGCGCTAGATGCCACGGACTCGAAGATGTCGGACACCATGCGCTCGATCTTCTCCAGCTCCCTGTGAGTCAGGTGCGGTATGGCTGCTTTGATCTGCTTATGCAGCGACCCAGCCTTGGTCGTCAGCTGCAGCAAGACAGCGTTGTAGGCCATCTCCATGTCTTCGATGTAGGCGAGCTGCTTGGCTTTCACCTTCCGATCTATTTCAGCAATCAGACGTTTCTCCCTTTCGTGGAGGGCCCGCTCATCGTTGAAGTTCGGGACCTCAGTGGGGTCGGTATCGGCGGGAGAGTCTGGGGGGCGGCGCGGCGCCGGCTGCTCCCTCTTTGCTGTTGGCTGCTGCGCCTCGCTCTGGCCTTGACCCACCCTTGCCAGGTACTCGCTCACCAGCAGGTCAGGGTCCAGCCGTAGCGGCTTTGCTTGCAGGATGCACGAACTGCCCTGGAGCGCTCCCTTGTCGCACAGCTTCTCTAGGTTCTGCCGGGAGCAGGCGCGGCCGGTTTTGGCGCGGATCAGGTCAGCACCCTTGCCGGCGCTTAGACCTTGGCTGGTTGCAACCGTCATGCAACCAGCCTATGGCGGGGTTGCGCTTCCGTATCTATACTTCCAGCCGGCACAAAACCAGGAAGCAACCTTATTGAGAACCGTTATCAACAGATTTTCTGCGTGTGCGTGGACCGTCACTATTACCTGGCCGGAAGGACCCAAAAGCCGGGGGGTCACCGACCGCGAGCCGCTGAGTCAAGCACTCGCTGAAAACCTTTGATGAACTGTTCGTTGACGCGCTTGCTCACGTCTTGGCGCAACTCAGGCCCGATCTTCGAGCGACCTAGGAACATCGACCCGACCGATGGCCCGTAGACGCCATGAAAGCGACCGTTGGAATCTTTGCGGAGCACCAGGCTGTTGGCGTTAAGACCTCGGGCAGCGAATGCACCGGCGAAGGGCACGCGACCTGTGGTGCGAGCAACGACGGCGGTAAGGGGCTTGCCTGGCTTTGATGGCTTGCCCCAGCCCATGCCGCGGCCTAGGCCTGGTTGTGGGTTGCGGGTGCCTGGTTTCGGCTTGAACTGCGACAGGGTGGGAGCGCGGCGAGAGAAGCGGATTAGCGCTGTCTGACCGCCATCAACGAATTGTGTGCCGCTGATGTCCTTCTTGACTCGGGCAGAGGTGAGGTTGTACTTGGAAGTAATCCCTTTAGCTACAGCCGGGGGCACTGCCTTGGATGCGTAGGAGACGCCGCCTTTGATTGCTTTTTCGTAGAGCTTGGGGTTCAGCAGCAATTGCAGCCGCTTGAGATCGTCAACACCTTTGACTGAGATTGAGACGCTCGCCACCGCTCAGCCCTCCCGCTGACCCATCTCAACATCAAGCAACTCTTCCAGCTTCAGCCGTGCAAGGTCCCAGTCACTCGGCACGTCCCAGGTCAGGCAATCATCGGTCCTGGCGCTGGTGACGTGCAGGGTTTCGATCGTTTCCCACGATGCCGCCCAGTTCAGGATCAACTCCTGCCACCAGGTAAGCCATGGAGTGCTGGTGTCGAGCAGCGTGGAGATAGTCGATGTGCGCTTCATGGCTTGGCGGTGGCTGGTTCAGTCTGGGGATAGGGCGAACGGCACGCTGGAGGCATGTTACGCCTGTTACGGTCCTGTTACGGTAGGCGTAACACCTGAAACCGACTGCGCCACAGCCGTTCTGCCCTACCTTGTTACGTTGTTACACCTAAAGTAAAAGAGATATAGATAGAGAGAGAGTGGCCAAAGCGTTACGCTTTACTCCCTTGCACCTATGCCTTTCTCTATAGGGGGATATATACCCTCCTTTTGACCGTAACAACGTAACAAACCTGTCAGTGACAGGAATCTCGGCGTTACGCCTGCTGTTACAGTTACGGTCCAGTGCTTGGAAAGGCCAATGAAACGGCCCTGCTGACCCCAGCAAGGCCTTTGAAGCGCACAACGCCTGCCTTGGATGCTGCAGGCAGCCTGCCCAGCACGGTGGCGTAACAATCGGCCCAGGCCGTGCCATCAAGGATGCGACGCATCCCCTTGGCGCTGTTGCTTACGAAGATCCGATCGCTTTCGATCTTGATGCCGATGCGGCCTAGGTGCGCCTCGGCCGCGGTCATGGTTATCTCCATGGATGTGGCAATGCCGCGGGCCAGCTCCACCAGCTCCCAGACGGTGCGGTTGTAGGCCGAGCCGCGGTCACCTTCCACCCTGACCTGGTGCTGGAGGATGTGCTGCAGGCAGCGCTCTTCATCGGCTTCGGTCTGCTCGGTGTAAGCGTCCCAGTTGTTGGCATCTATGAGCTGGTAGGCGTCGTCAATGGTGGCTGGCCTGGAGTTGGCTAGGGACCAGGCGCCGGCCAGCAGGGTGCCGTATTGATCGCCTTGGCGCTGGCTGTCGAAGCGTTCAGCAGCAGCACGGCGGAACACTGCCACCGAATCACGAATGATGGGGATCTGGCCCACCATGCGCAGCAGTAGGCGATGCCCCATCTCGGCGGTGCATAGGCGGGTTATGTCGGCGTCGAGCGCTGACCAGTGAGCAGTGCGCTGAACCTTGGGCAGGTATGAAGGATTGCGCAGGGTGAGCTGCGCGAAGCGGGATTGATCGGCGCCTTGCTTTAGCGCGGTGGAGATTGAGCACAGCAGGAACATTGATCGGATGGTGAACGATTGCGCCGTGCCATCGGCGCCACCTTTGCCGATCACGCCACGGCCTGAGCTGCTGGCGACACGGGCTAGGGAGAGAATGTTCTGAATGCGTTGACGGTCGGCCTTCTCATTGCTCTCGGCTTCATCAAAGATCACCGGAATGGCATCGGCGCGCAGCTGCTGACGGATGAAGGCTTCGGTGGTGTTGCCTTCGGGGAATAGGGCCATTGACTCCAGCAGGATGCCGATGAAGCGATCAAGGATGGCGCTCTTGCCAGATCCTGCTGATGCGGTGAGCCAGACGTGCGGCCGCCATTGCATGGCGCCACAGATCGGAGCTAAGGCAATCCAGCCGGCCAGCAGCAGGCCTGATGCAGGGACTTCCCAATGGAAGCGTGATGCGATATCGATGATCTCCATGCCGAGCTCATCAGAGAGCAGCTCAAGGCGCTTGGGTAGGTCGATCGATGCCAGGCGCTGGTAGTGGAACTTTGAGTTGGCGGTTTTTCTTATTGAGTGCTCGGCGCCATCAATCAGCAGGCGATCACCTAGGTGCAGCACGGAGCGGCCGGCGTCCCACCATGCGCCGCGGCCACGGATGCGATCAGCGCTGAAGATGCCGACAGCGGCCTGAGTCTCGAATAGGGAGCTGGCAGCAGCCAGCCAGTTGGCGCCGGTCTTGGATGGGAAGAGTGTTTCCCAGTAGGAGAGCGGCGCAAGGGTAAGCAGGTTGGTGCCGGTGTGTGAGCTGCGCGATAGCGAGATCACCTGCCCGGTGCTGCCTGGTTGGTAGTAGTAGACGCCTTCACTGAATCCCAGGCAGACGAAAGGTGCGTTGGTGGGTATCTCTGCAGCGGGTGGCGTTGGCGCTGCCGTGGCCGGCGTTGGCTCTGGCGCAGGCAGCTCGACAGGTTTGGCACGCTTAGCCATGGATTCAGCGGCAATAGCCGGCGTCCATTTCTGTGCCAGCGCATCGGCTAGGTCCCAGCCCTCGGGGAGGTGCTCGGGTGGGTTGACGACCTGAACGTTGCAGCCGAGTTCAAGGAGCGCTACGGCGAGCTTGGCCATGCACTCGCGGCCCTTGGCATCGGCATCAGGCCAGAGGGTGCAGCTACGGCCGGCGATGGGTTGCCAATCGGTGTAAGCCCAGCCAGCTGTACCACCAGTCCATGCAATGCAGACGTGGCCGGGGAATAACTGGGTAGCTGCATCGGTCTTGCCCTCGCCCTCGGAGATTAGAACCGGATCAGTGGGGCGGTCGTTGAGATCGGGCAGGCGGTAGATAAATCGGGGCTCAGGCCAATGGGACTGGAAAGCGTCGCGTTTGCTGGGGTAGTGCCAGCGGCCATCGATCCAGGTGCGCTGGACGAACAGTTTTTGGGGTTTGCCGTTTTTGGGCGGCATCGGCACGCGTTGCACCCAGTAGCAGGGATTGGCGCGATCAGGGCCATACGGGAACTGAGCTACGGCGCTGCCAAGTGCCGGCGGTGGTGTCCCTGCTGGCGGGGTCTCGGGAATGCGATGCGGCCGGCCTTTGGCCTTGGGTTTGGCTGCTGCTGGCGGTCGTGCTGGGGTTGGATCCACCGGCCCGGTCGAGCTGGTGCCTAGGTGCTGCTCAATCCGCCGGCAGGCCTGCTTGAAATCCCAGCCGGTCACCCTGGTGAGCAGGTCCATGCCGGAGCCGCCACCGCCGAGACGGTCCTTGCCGCCGCAGTGTGAGCAGAACCATCCGCCATTGCCGGTGTCGTCATCCCACTTGAACCGGGTGTTGCCGGCGTCACCCGAGAGCACGCGACACGATGGACATGGCCCTTCGCGTTCGCATAGATCGCCCGGAGCAATTCCCGCGAGCGCTCCCAGCAGCTCCGGCCACCGGCCAGAGGCAGCGTCAATGGCTGATGGCATGGGGTTAGGCCGTCGCCACGCGGCCAGGCCCTTGGCGCTCAATATCGCGGACGATCAGCCGGCGCAGGTATGCAGCACGGCTGCAGCCCTCGTATTGAGACTGGACATCGAGGTGCTCAACGTGCTCAGTGGCGAGCTCAATCGTTACGCAGCGCTTGCCTTCAGCAGTGGGCCAACCGGGCATGATGGGTAGTGGTGTGTTTTTAGAGTATAGGGGGTACCAAAGCGGTATGGAATGGGGTAGGGTGGGGAGGTAGCCGCAT